GGAGTGGCGGGTTTGTTCCGTAGGGCTGAAAAGTCCGGTTTCGGCCGATGTGTCGGATGTCGCGGTTTTCGTTCGATGCTGACTTTCGGCAAGGGTTGCCAGCTCCGCATGGATGCTGTGGCGAGGCGTAAGGATCGGTTTGCCCGCATATTTTTGAGCCGCAGCGTTGGCTTCCGCAACCAACTTGATTGCGGCGCGAACGTCTTTCTTGGCCAGCCGCCGCACGTCGCGGATGAATCCGGCTTTGATAAGGTCATTGTTCAGCACGCTGAAAACCTTATCGGGAAACGACGCGACGGCATGATGCAGGTATCTGTCGTATTCTTGGGTAATTGCAGGCGGAAACGTATCCTCGGCCGATGTGCTGTTTTGCGGGATTTCCTTTTGCCGTTCTTCTCGGAGCGGTAAAGTCCCCTGCGCATGATAAGCCTCCACCGCCTCGGCAATAACTTTGCTTTTCGAGGCTTCGGTACGGGCGATACGTTCCTGCAAACGGCCTATTTCCGCTTGCAGGGGAGCTAAAATGTCGTTGAGATTACGGTCGGAGAAATCGCGCGGCACGTCGAACAGATCGCCGTCGGAAGGTTCGTGAGACGGCCCGAACAACGTTGTTTGGTTATCCTCTTCGTAAGCGGTTCCGATATTGCGTTTTTCGGCAGCATAGCGGGTGCGAAGCGTGTGCAGTTCGGCCCTGTATTGGTCGAGACGGGCTTCGATCTCGGCGGCGGTCTCGGCCGCTATTCGTCGTTCGTCGTCGGTGAGGGGGCCGGATATTGCGTCCAGTCCGCCTCCATGTCGAACTGCGGCCGACCCGCCGCCCTGTTGTCCGAGATACGCATCATCACCTGCTGGGGCGTTACGTTGTTCTCCATCGACAGTCTCGCTACGATCGTTGCCAGTCGCTCCAAACGCTGAGGTGTCAATCCCGTTTCCGTTTTCGGTTTCGTCGTCATAATTTGCTGGATTGGGAGGTGCTGTCTCTGTCGCTTCAAAGTTAGTGTTTTTTGAAGATTCGGACGCATCCTCAATGAATAAATTATCTATTTCTGCCCATTGATCCTGCGACGTCTGTCCGGCCCATTGTGCGAAGGCGTCGTCATATAATAATTCCGTGCGGACGCGCTCCTGTTCGGCTTCATACTCCTGCATCCGGGCGTAATCCTCTTCGTCCATATCGTCGTATGGATTCGGAGTGTCGTTGTGCAACCTTACGGCAGCGTTGTAAGCCTGTCGTGGCGAATGTATTCGGGAGAGTACTTCCAGCACGGCATCTTTGATCGTCTTGTCGTCCATGTCCCAATGTGCCTGCTCCGTATTCCCGCCGCCGTATTGGAAATAAAGCCGCTCGGCGTATTGTTCGGGAGTGATACCGTCCGAAGATAGGATGCTGAACCGCGAGCGGCGTTCGTTTTCATTGCCCGTAAATCCGAGTTCTCGGGCCAACCCCCGACGATTGCCGCTGTCTTTCCATGCGAACCTCAACCCGCTGGCGATGTCGCGCAGGATCACGTCCTCGATAGATACGAAATCACCTAACTCGGCCGCAGATTGGGTGTAGGGTGTCGTTCGCTCTTTGCGGATTCGGGGTATTTCTGTGCGGGCGGGTGCCGCCGGGGGCGGCACGGCCGGGACCGGTGTCGGGTGCTCTTCAACGGGAACCGTTGCCGTGGCGTGCTGCTGTAAAAACTGCAAGGCGTCCGAATACATTTGCCGTTGTCCGGCATCGGCCGCTCCGTCGAGCATACGTTGTATGATTCGTTGTGCATCCTGCTCTCCTGCGGCTGCCCGAATCGCCTCGGCGAGTTGCCGGGCGATCGGTTCATTGTTCGTCGTGTCGGTATCCGTGGCTTCATTGTGCTGCGCAGGTGCGATGGCGGTGGTCGTTTCGGTCGGTGGTGGTGCCTCGGATTTCGGGGTGAGCGCATGGGCCGGTGTAAGGACGAATTGTCCGGTATCCAACTGTACGACGTAACTGCCGCCTTGCTTCCCTGTGATGCGCCCTTGTACCCCGTCTGCGGTAATTACTTCGTCGCCGTTGGCGTATTGTACGGCTTCGGGGGTAACGATTCGTGCGACTTCCTCTGGGGCAATGCCCGCTTCGGTGCCGGTTTCCATGTCGTATTGTTCCTGCTTGGCCCGATTCTCAGCTTCGGCCTGCTGTTCGATGATTTGAGCCTGCCGTGCTGAAAATTCCGCCAGCGGCGTTCGTTCGATATGTTCGAGTTCCGTCCGGTCGATCTGTCCGGGCTGGCCGGTTTCGGGGTCGAGGACGAATAAGGTTCCGTCCGTAGCCGCTTCGTCGGTGTCGCCCGAAAGTACGACATAGGTTTTCCCGTCCGCACGTCGGGCCGTTATGATTTCTTCGGTCGCCGTTTTGCCGTCAAGTCCTTTGTAGGCCCACCGCTCGGCGGTTTGTACGGCGGTATGGAGCGCTTCGCCCTCGGCATCGCCCGTCTCCATGCCGTCGAGAATCTGTCGTTGGAGTCGGAAGCGGGCATAGTCGGCGGCATGTGCGGCGTCCATTTTCCCGATATTGGCCGCCTGCCAGTCGATCGCGGCCATCGCCTGCGCCTGCTGGCTCATCGTCGGCTTGTGCATCGCTTCGAAAACCTGTTTGCGCAGTTCTTCATTTTCGATTTTGGCGAGCGCTTTTTTCTCCTCGGTTTGCAGGACGTGTGTTTTGTGGACGTATGCTGCGACGTTCGGCAGTTCCAACGCAGAGAACCCCGCTCCCATGAGCGACGTGGTGAGAAACGTCGTCCAAAGGTTTTCACCCGAAAGATTCTCCCGCCATTGTTCGTGCTCTCCGGTCAGAAGGGGCGACAGGATGCCTCCGGCGACCTCTTCCAACCATTCATCGACCGGGCCGTTCCATAGAGTTCGATTACGGAAGTCGGTAAGATACCTGCTCCGAGAATATCCCGGCAATAGCTTGTCGAACGACAGTTTTACGCCCATACGCCGGCCGAGCTGCTCGACTGGCCATTTCAGTACTTTCTGTACGCCTTTGCCGAGTTCTCCGCCGATATGCTCGGTAAACACGTCTGTAAACGAATCGGCGGCCGCCTTATACATGAGTTCGTACTTCGGCACGGGATGTTCTGTAACCGTCCCGTTTTCTGCCACTGTGTATTGTTGTTGCGCCCGCTGGTGGTAGTTGGTGTAGGTTCCGGCCTGTAAAGGCGTCATAGCGGCTGCGCTGACGGTATATTCACCCAATTTACGCAGGCCCCGCCCTACAAGGTTTTTCGCTTCTTTTTTGATAAGGGCACGTCCGACGGTTTTTGCGGCTCCGCTGCCCAAACCGCTCGTTGTGGCAAAGCCGGCCATGTAGGGCAGCGATGCCGCGACGCCGCTGCCGACTTTCGCGCCGGTGGTGGGGCCGCCTCGCCGGGCGATATACTCGTTTATTAACCCTGATGTGCGGAACAATTCGACTATATCTTTTTCGGTCGGGGTCAGCCGTTCGCTTCGGGCCGCTTTTTTCAGCGCCCGTGTCGTTACGATGTTTTCGGCCAGCTCGCGGGTTCCGAGCGAGGCAAAGTCCGCCAACGTCTGCCAGTCGAAAATTTCACGTGTAAGTCCCGATGTGCCGTCTCCGGCCTGTTTGTCCTTTTCTGTTTTCTGATTGAGGATTTTCAAGGCCCGCTCTGCGGCCTGCATGAGCTGCGTATCTTCACCGCCGAGAGCCGACGGGCTGCGTAGCATTTGCGATTTTGCATAAGAAGCCCATGCCTGTTGCCACAAGGACGCATTGTCCGTACCCTTATCCATGCGTGCCAACGTCTCCTGTCGTCGGGCGTCGGCTCGTTGGCGGGCACGGTCGTAGATCGCTTCGATATGTTCCGTGAGGCCCTCTTTGATTTGCCGCTCGTAATCCTCTTCGGACATGTTCGGAGCCGGTTTTGGAAGTGCATACGATGCAGATATATCGGGTGCTTCGCCCGATTCGGATTCGGCGGTCAGAGCGGATGGTACCGAGGCGTCGGCTCCACGTCTGCGGGTCTTTTGTAGGCCGGATATGGCGTTGAGCTGCCGAAGCTGTTCGGGGGTGAGTTCGGGAAGTGAGTTATTCATAATTCAGATAGTAATCCATGATCTGTTGGTCGGAGAAACCGGCTTCGCGCATCTGTTCGGCCTGTCCTGTTTCAAGCAGATTCAGTGTTTCGGGGGAGTATGGCCCGGTAATATAGCGTTTCGGCTGCCGGAACAGCAGCCCTATATCGGCGGGTGGTTTCGAGGGCTCCTGTTCGCCCGTGAGTTTCAGATAAACTGTGCGTAAAAGCTGTGCTTTCTGTGCCGGTTTGAGCTTGCCATACGAGAACTGCGGGACTTTTTCGCCTGTGTAGGCCGGTTTCTTGGTCGGGCTTCCATCTTCGGGAATGATGCCCATATCACGGCCTTTCTCGTAAAGCAGACTTTCCTGTGCCGGCGAGAGGCTTACGACGGTCTTTTCGTCGCGGTCGAGAAACTGGACGACGGCTTTGTCGGCGGCTGCGGCTGCGCGTGCGCTGGCGGTTGAAGCCGACGCTGCGGCTCGCGTGCGGGCCACTTTGAGGTTATTTTCACCCCGTATTTTTTCGATTTCTTTCTTGTCCCGGAGATCCTCGGCCCGTTTTTGTTTCTCTTGCTGGGCTTTCCACATATATCCCAGCAAGGCGTCGTATTGTTTCTGCGCGAGGTTATAGGCTTGGCCGGCGGCCGAGGCTTCCATGTTCGCGGCCTGCTGCTCGCCTTCCTGTTGTCCCATGAGGGCACGGAGTTTCAGTTGTCGGTATTCGCGGTTTTGGCTGTCGTATAATTTTTCCCACTCATTGATCCGGTCGAGCATTCGCAGCGGAGCATCGGTACCGGTTTTCGGCACATAACCTTCCGTTGCCATACCGACGATTCCCGTACCGAGGGCCGTAAGCATATTGCTCCATGCCGCGATCTTTGCGGCTGTTTCGGCGCGTTTGATGCGTGCGGGATCGGCTTCCGGCTTCATCGTCTCGATGTAGGCGAGAATCGGATTTTGGCCGCTGCGGTATAGTTCTGCGGCCCGTTGCTGTTTTTGCTCCCATACGGCTTTCTGTTCCTCGGCACGCTGCTGCCGCCGTTGCAGTTCATCCGCAAAGGAGAAAATGGCTTTTGTCGGTTGCTCTTGCGGTTCCATATCGCTAATTGTTGCCCGTGATTCCGGCAAGTCCCGATTTGCCGAACCCTCCTAAGCCATAGAGCATGGCGAGTTGCCCGAACGCATCGCCTACGCCGCTGACCATGTTTTGCATACCGCTGATTTTGCCCGATTCGGCTTCGTAGCGGGCATTGTCGAGGTTGTCGAGGCGGGCTTGATATTGTTGTTGTATCTGGTCTTTGTGCTGTTCGCCCAATCCGGCGATTTGGGCGACGACCTGCGAATAGTTCTTGTTGAGCTTGCCGGCAGCGGCGACTTTCGCTTCATCCGTCGCTCCGCTCTTGATGGCGTTTGTATTGAGCGCTTTGAGTTCATCCTCGTTATAGTCCCGAATACGTTTGAGCATCGCCCGCGAATCGGCACGGTCGAGGTACGGTTGGTTCATTTCCGATTGATACCATTCGTCGAGCCGTCGCCGACGGTCTTCGAGTATTTGGTCGGCCTTCTTGCGGCGTTTATTGGCCGAAACGCCGCCTGCGATGGAGGAGAGAGCCGAAATTCCGGCTCCTATGGCTAATGCAACGGGAAACATGATTGTCTAATCTTTATCACTTTGTAAAATTAGCGGCCGCAGGTGAGAAAATATCCTTATTTTTGATCGGAATATATCAATAAATCAGATACTTAATGTCTCGAAAGACCCTTCAAGACGACGAAAAGAATGCAGTCTGCGTGAGATACGCGCAGACGGGAAGTCTGCGGGCCGTAGCCTCCGAATACGGCATCAGTCCCATGCGTGTAAAGCGTTTGTGGGAGGCGTTGGGCGAGCAGCAGCAACAAGTGCTGCGGGCATCGGTCGAGGATTTGAGGCAGGAGGTCGAGACAACGATCGTCCGCAGCGAGCTGACAGGCGACTATCTTGAACGGGTAATTAAGGCGCGGGATGCGGCTATTGCCGAATTATGGGCGCGTCTGTCGGACGCGAAGCTGCGCAGGGCCATGTCCGATAAAAATCTGATCGCAGCCTGCAAAACGTTGTATGATATGAGTAGCGGGGCCGAAAAGCGACAGTCCGAACCGAACGACTTGTTCATGGTATTGAACCAGCGTATTCACAACGAAATCAATCACAACTATTACATACAAGAGCATGGAACGACAGAGGCAGACGGTTCCGATAGCGGGAATTAACCGTGCGGAAAATGATTTGACGGTGCAGGACGGCTGTTGCGAAACCCTGCACAACCTGCGATATGACGCGGGGGCATGGCGGAATGTCGAGACTTTCCGGCCGGTGGCGGAAATAACCGATTTCGGAGGTTTTACGTTGTTGTATAAGCATCCCGCGACGGCCGATGACCTCTATATCGCCTCGGACGAAAGCGGCACGATTCACGAGGTGTGCGTGTCGGGCGGGCGGCTGTCCTCGACACAGGTGATTATGCGCGGGGTGTCGGAGCTGCGGCAGACTTTTTCGTTCGGGAATGTCTTGGTGTTTATTACCGACGGTCGGGAGCTATATTACGTCCTTTACGGTAATGAATATGTCGCTTTCGATATGCCGGAACCGCCGGATATAAGCGAATCGAAAGAAAATAGATCGCGCTTCAAGACCGATTTTTATGCAGCGATACATCATGATTTCGGGAGTGTCACGTATGATTACGTCGCCGGTGACGACTTGGCACGCATGGATAATATCGCTCCGGACGGCGGGTATTTCTTTACACGCATCACTGATAAGAAAAACAAAACATTGCTGCTTCCTGCCGTGGATGGCGAATACTGGCTCGGAGCCATAGCCGTAATGGTCGCCTATCGCATGATGGATGGTGCTACGGTGGCGAACTCGGAACTGATGATCTTCGCCTCGGACGGCGGAGAGAGCGAGGACGGTCAGTACGTCGATTATGTGGCGGACGGAATGCCGTCGAAAGTCCCGGAAAGTATCAGATACGGGGTTTTCATCGGGACGAAATACAAGCACACGACCTGCACCAATAATTTTTATATCCAGCCTCAAATCGTTATCAATATTCCGGAAGGGATAGATACGCGCATCATCGAGAGCGTGGCTATCTATTCCACTCGGATTATTCCTGTGTACGATTTCGAACAGACATGGAACGGCAAATGGAGCCTGTCGGATCGGGGGAGCGGAGATGACAACAGTTACATGTGGGCTGCGGATTTCAGAAAACTGTTTACAAAGGACGTGGACTTGTTGCAGGAACCTCTGTATCGGATTAAAGAGATTGAAGTGCGCGATTTTGTCAAGAACAGCCATAAAGAGGCACTCACCTATACGCTTCTGAAAAATGCGGAGAGCCAGCCGGTTTTCGAGCCTACGCAATCGCTCCACACGCAGGTTGCAGGGTGTTACTACGAATATAACGGGCGGTTGCACAAGGGAAATATCCGTACCCGCCTTTTTGCCGGTTATTCCCGCTTTTGTTTGGGTGAGACGGAAGAGGGGATAACGACGAAGTTGATTTGCCGGTTGGATATAGACAATACCAGCAAGCAAGTGTGTCGTTCTGTACCAGCGTTCCGGCCGACGAAAATCCGCAGGGTCGCATCATACCCCGATTATCGGGCCGTCCAGTTTGCCGTTATGGTCGATGACCCCGGCTCTTATGGCGGAAAATGTCTGCTGAATGTCAAGCTCGATGCCTGCGAGGGTAATAATTATGCTTATGCCGTCGGCACTCCATCCGGCAATGCAAAATACCCGTGTATTAAAATGTCCGAATCCCCCGTAGAGTATGAACAGACGAACGACGACGATACTTATATCGAGACGAACCGCGTACAAGTATCTGCGACGAACAACCTGTTTTCCCTGCCTTTTGCCAATTCGTACCGTTTCGGAGTAAGCGAGGAGCGGATCATCGCCATTGCGACGGTGGTGGATGAGCTTTCCGCAACCCGTTTCGGCGCTTTCCCGCTCTACGTCTTTACGGATCGGGGCGTGTGGTCGCTGGAAAGCGGAACAGGCGAGGTGCTCTATTCCAATATTCTGCCTGTCAATCACGACCAGATTATCAATCCGAACACCTGCACGGCGTTGGAAACGGTGTTTTATATCACCTCACGGGGCGTACATAACCTCCGAGGACGTTCCTCGCAGCTTATTTCCCGGCAGATCGAGCGATACACCGGAGAGCTGACCGAATATTTGAAAACGGCGCAGATCTGCTTTCAGTTCAAATACGGGGATTTGATCGTCTATAACCCCGAATATCCGTATGCCTATGTTTATTCGCTGGCCTCCGGCTTCTGGTCGTCGCGCGATATGACCGGACGGATACTTAATAACGGGCAGATCATTATGCGCGGCGCGATCGCCTTACTTGGCGACGAAACGATGTCCTGTTCCGTCGATTGCCGCATCGTAACGCGCCCCTTGAAATTCGGAACGACCGATTTCAAACGCCTCGAAACAGCCGTAGTGCGCATCATGTCGCAGGACTGTTTCGTGCATGTGATCGCCGAAGGGTCGAACGACTGCCGTACATGGATAACCTTGCGCGACGTTTGGTGTCGTGTCGGCGATATGGACGCACGCTTTCGGCGTACTTCTACGTCGTTCAAATTCCTGCGGTTCAAACTGCATCTGACGGCCAACGAGCGGTTGTCGATGACCGGTGTGGATGTCGAGTGGTATCCTCGCTTTACGAAACGGTTGCGGTAG